AGAATAATTGTTGCCAACAATTACCATCCTTTCTGTCACATCATTACCGGGAGTGGTAATATATAAAGAGGTGCAAAACTGAAATATTTGCTCTCATGGATTCTGTAAATTCTCTGTTTGATCTTTGTGATTTGTATGGCTGTACTCTGGAAACTTTATGTGTGTCTTGCTTGTTTTGTAAATCTAATCTTTCCTATCAAGATCTTCTTGCCTTTATTGTTAAAAATCTTAAAGTTGTCTATCGAAATTTTGCATTTCATGCTGCATGTACATCTTGTCTTAAACTTACTGCATTACATGAACAAAGATTGTATTGTCAATGTACTGCTAGTGCTGCTTATGTCCAATATGTTTGTAATGGTGATATAGCTTCTTTAAATGTTAGATGTGTGGCTTGTATGAAACAATTGGATTGCATTGAAAAGCTGGATTGTATTCAAAAGGAGCAAACATTTTTTTTAATAAGGAGTATCTGGCGTTGTTTCTGTAGACTTTGTCAAACTCAGGATGCATGGTAATCAGGTTGATATTAAGGACATTGTCCTGCAAGATGTAAATGATCTTATATTGCCTGTTAATCTGCTTTGTAACGAGGATTTGTCACAAGAGGCGGAGCTGGAGCCAGCTTTTAGTCCTTACAAAATTGTTGTGTATTGTTTCAGTTGTGGGGTGAAGTTAAAGTTTTACATTGCAGCCGGTCCTGAAGGAATTCGAAATTTTGAGCAGCTTTTGCTGGGACAACTGGGATTCATTTGCACTGGGTGTTCCAGGTCAAGAACCGTGCAGGATGGCAGATAAAGGTATAAACTCTCCTAATTCTTTAGAAGGCTTTAGTGGTTGGTATGTAGTGGAAGAAGCTGAATGCGAGGACAAATTGACAGATTTGGAAAAGCTTTTTGATGAAAGTGATTGCTCAAACATTTCAAATTTAATAGACGATGGAGATGTTACTGATCAGGGAAATTCCCTGGCACTGTTTAACCAACAACTGCTGGAAGACTGTGACCAGCAGCTTGTAGAATTAAAACGAAAGTATTTTAGCCCTGCGAAGGAAACAGATGTAGATTTGAGTCCGCAGTTGCAGTGTGTAAGCCTTTCAGCTTCTTCAAAGAACATTAAAAGACGTCTATTTGTGGACAGTGGACTAGGAAATGAAGCTGAAGATTCTAATGAGTCGACACAGGTAGCTGAGTCTGATAGCAATGGGGACAAAGCTGCTGAGCAGTCCCAAAGTACTGGTGACACAGATTTGAATGCCAATGGCGGCATTGTACAGGAACTGCTTAAAAGTCGTAACGCTACTATAACTTTTTTGGGAAAATTTAAAGAGACTTTTGGGTTGTCCTATAAAGATTTGACAAGACCGTTTAAGAGTCATAAAACATGCTGCCATAGCTGGGTAGCGTCTATTATTGGTGTGCAAGATGATGTATATGAAGCTTCTAAAACACTTTTACAGACACATTGTGATTTCTTTCAAGTTATTAATTACAGTTTGGCTTCGTATGTTTTTGTGCTTTATCTGTTTGAATTTAAAAATTCTAAAAATAGAGAAACATTGTTAAAGTTACTATGTCAAATACTCTGTGTTAAAGATATACAGATAATGGCGGATCCTCCAAAACATAAAAATATGGTTGTAGCATTGTATTTCTATAAACAGGCATTGTCTAGTACATGTTATAAATATGGAGACTTTCCCAATTGGTTATTGAAACAAACAGTTGTACAGCATCAAAATGAGGCGGAAACATTTATCTTAGCCAAAATGGTGCAATATGCATATGATCATGATTTGGTAGATGATTCTGAGATTGCCTATCAATATGCTTTATTAGCTGATGATGATCCTAATGCTGCCGCCTGGCTTAACAGTAATAATCAAGCAAAACATGTAAAGGACTGTGCAACTATGGTAAGACATTATAAAAAATATGAAATGAGAAAAATGAGTATGTCAGAGTGGATATTTTATTGTTGTGATAAAGTTAAAGAAGAAAGTGACTGGAAGGTTATTGCAAGATTTTTAAAGTATCAAACTGTAAATTTTGTTTCATTTTTAACTGCATTAAGAGATATGTTTAAAGGTATTCCTAAAAAACAGTGTATAGTTATAACAGGGCCACCCAATACTGGCAAATCTTATTTTTGTGTTTCTTTAGTTACATTTCTTAGAGGTAGAGTTGTTTCATTTATGAATCACAAAAGCCATTTCTGGTTGCAGCCTTTAGCAGAAGGTAAAGTTGGATTTTTAGATGATGCCACACATGCATGTTGGCAATTCATTGACATTCATATGAGAAATGGATTTGATGGAAATCCAGTGTGTCTCGATAGTAAGCACAAAAATCCAACTCAGATGAGATTACCAGCGTTGTTTATAACTACAAATGTTGAAGTAGATAAAGAGGATCAATATTATTATTTAAAAAGTAGATTACAAGTGTTTAATTTTCCAAATGTAATGCCTTTGGATGATTTGGGAAACCCTGTGTATGAAATAACTGATTCTAGTTGGAACTCTTTTTTTAGAAGACTTGAAAAACAGTTAGACATCTGCAGACCAACGGAATCCAATGATGGAGACCCTGACAGAGCGTTTCGATGCTTTAGAGGAGAATCTGCTTCAACTATATGAAGCTGGCAGTGATAAAATTGATGACCAAATATTATATTGGGATATTATTAGACAAGAAAATGTTTTATTTTTTTATGCCAGAAAAAAAGGATTGCAAAGAATTAGCTTGCAACCTGTGCCGTCATTAACTGTTTCTGAGCATAAAGCTAAACAGGCAATAATGATGTCAATCCAATTAACATCTTTAAAGAACTCTGCATTTGGAAATGAGCCCTGGACGTTGCAGGATACTAGTTTTGAATTGTATAATGCTCCACCACAAAACACATTTAAGAAGCAGGCTTTTACAGTTGATGTTTTTTATGACAATGATGAGGACAATTATTATCCTTATACTGCATATAAGTTTATCTATTACCAAAATGGTGACAATATATGGCATAAAGTGGAAAGTGATGTAGATTATGAAGGTTTGTTTTACATAACTCATGATTATGAAAAAGTCTACTATGTAACCTTTGATCAAGATGCTAGAAGGTTTAGCAGGACAGGACATTGGACTGTTAAATATAAAAATCGTACCATTTCTTCTACTTCTGTTACCAGCACTAGCGGGACCCCTCCCGAGCACCCCTCGTCCTCCAGGTCGGGCGCCAACACCTTGGCTAGACAAACCGAAATCGCACCACAAGAGAGACGAAGACCCAGATCATCCTCAGAGAGTCCCCAGCGGCATACTAGACCGCGTACGTCGCAAAGCGACGGGGACACCAGTGCGTCGACGCCTAGAAGACGACTTCGACGACGACGACGAGAAAGAGAACCAGCCGCCCAACGGAGAGAACAACGAAAAACCAATACCACCAGATCATCTTACCCGTCTCCTGAGGCAGTGGGGAGAAGACATAGAGTGGTTGAAGGAAAAGGTCTCTCAAGACTTGGACGACTACAAGAAGAGGCTCGGGGTCCCCCCCTTATTTGCTTAAAAGGTCCTGCTAATACATTAAAATGCTGGAGATATCGCTGCAAACTAAAATACAGGGGCATGTTTTATAGAATTAGTACAGGCTTTTCATGGGTTGCTGAAGGCCCAGCACGCTTAGGCGATCAGAGAATGCTTATAGCTTTCCACAATTCTGCACAGAGACAAGCTTTTTTAAAAATAGCTGCATTTCCAAAAGGCACACAGTTTGCATTAGGTAATCTAGACTCTTTATAAAAATGACATCTGATATACCACGCAAAAGGACTAAAAGAGACTCTGCCACTAATTTGTATAATCAATGTAGAATAACTGGCAATTGTCCTGAAGATGTTAAAAATAAAATAGAAGGAAATACACTGGCTGATAAATTATTGAAAATTCTAAGTAGCATAGTTTATTTTGGTGGTTTAGGTATTGGGACAGGTAGAGGAACTGGGGGTGCTACAGGTTATCGGCCTTTGGGAGGAGGTGGAGGTGGAGGTGGTGGAAGAGTCACAACAGATGGTATTGTGATTAGACCAAACATAGTGGTTGAACCTGTAGGACCTTCAGAATTGGTGCCAATAGACGCCCTAAACCCAAGCAGTAGTTCTGTTGTCCCTATGGTTGAAGTTGGTCCTGAAATAGTAGTGCCTGATGCTATTCCAGATATAAACACAGGAGAGCTAGATATTATTACACAGCCTGACATTATAGATGTAACTGGTCCTAGAAGCACACCCGCTGTTTCTACAACTGCAGACGATACAGCTGCAATAATAGAAGTGCAACCAGCAGCCCCTATACCTAGACGGGTAGCGACTAGCACATCTAGGTTTTCCAATCCTACATTTGTGGCCACTACAGATACTGTATTACCAGAAACCACTAGCTTAGGAAATAATGTTTTTATTGATGCAGCCACTGGAGGAGAAGTAATTGGGGAAGAAATTCCACTGGACACTTTTAATGAGCCAGAGGAATTTAATATTGAAGAGCCAGCATATCCTAGATCAAGCACACCAAGAGCTTTTAGTAGAGCTTTTTTTAGAGCAAGGGAGTTGTACAATAGAAGAGTCAGACAGGTTATGACCCAGAATTTGAACTTCCTCACGCGGGCCCCGCAGGCGATTCAGTTCAATTTTGAAAATCCCGCCTTTGACAATGACATCACCTTAGAATTTGAACAAGATGTCAACCAATTAGCTGCTGCTGCTCCAGATCCAGATTTTGCTGACATTATAAAATTGCACAGGCCTGTGTTTTCAGAAACTGTAGGAGGAAATATAAGGCTTAGTAGATTAGGACAAAAAGGAACTATTAGACTGCGATCCGGAACACAAATAGGAGAAACTGTACATTTATACTATGATATTAGTTCAATAGAAAATGCAGATGCAATAGAACTATCTGTTTTAGGTGAGCATAGTGGTGATGCTACATTGATTAATCCTGTAGCAGAAAGTACATTTGTAGATGCAGAAAACAGTGATGCACCTTTATTATTTCCTGAAGAGGAGTTAGTAGATGATTTAACAGAGGATTTCAGTAACTCACATGTCGTCCTTAATACTGGCTCTCGCAGAAGCATCTTAAATGTTCCCACATTACCCCGTGGAGCAGCATTAAAGGTGTTTATTGATGATGTAGGTGATGGTTTATTTGTATCACATCCTACATCTACTGATATGATTCCTGACAATTTTATTCCAGCATTTGATGTAGGACCAAGTATTTTAATCAATGAATCTAGTTCAGATGACTTTGTATTACATCCCAGTCATATCCCTAGACGTAAAAGAAAACGTGCATATCCTTTTTAATATTTTACAGATGTCATATTGGCTGCCTGCTTCTGGTAAGGTGTATCTTCCACCATCACGTCCTGTTGCTCGAGTGCTGAGTACAGATGATTATGTCCAAGAAACATCATTATTCTTTCATGCAAGTAGTGATCGCCTGCTGACCGTTGGTCACCCTTATTTTCCTGTTAAGGATCCTATCACCAAAGCTATTAATGTGCCAAAGGTTTCAGGAAATCAGTTTAGAGTTTTCAGATTACAGTTTCCAGATCCTAATAGATTTGCACTTGTAGATCCCTCTGTTTACAATCCTGACACAGAAAGGTTAGTGTGGAAACTTAGAGGTATAGAGGTAATTAGAGGAGGTCCTTTAGGAATAGGATCTACAGGCCATCCATTATTTAACAAACTGAATGACACAGAAAATCCTAATAATTACCTTAAAGGTAGTACAGATAACAGACAGAATGTATCTTTAGATCCAAAACAAACACAGCTTTTAATAGTTGGTTGTGTACCTTGTACAGGTGCTCACTGGGATGCTGCTAAAGCTTGTGCAGAACCAGTACCTAAAAAAGGAGACTGTCCACCTCTTCAGTTAATAAATTCTATAATTGAAGACGGTGACATGTGTGATATAGGGTTTGGAGCTATGAACTTTAATGCACTCCAGCAGGATAGATCCGGTGCTCCATTAGATATAGTTGCCACAACCTGTAAGTGGCCAGATTTAGTTAAAATGTCTAATAATGTTTATGGAGATGACCTTTTCTTTTTTGGAAAAAGAGAACAGGAGTATGCCAGACATTATTTTACAAGACACGGTGTTGTTGGTGACAGTATTCCTCAGGTTAATGAGGATCCTCAAACACTATATGTAAGACCTGGAAAATCGGGGCAGCAGCAAAACACTGTTTCAAGCCCAGTGTATTTTGCTACTCCAAGCGGGTCTTTAGTAACAAGTGATGCCCAAATTCTAAATAGACCTTATTGGATGCAACGGGCACAGGGCATGAATAATGGTGTTTGTTGGAATAATAATTTGTTTGTTACTGTTGTGGATAACACACATAATACAAATTTTACTATTTCACAGTATTCTGGCGCTCAGGAACAACCTCCCCAGGAATATGACTCTAGTGATTATAAGGTATACTTGCGCCACGTAGAGGAATTTGACATTTCAGTTATAGTACAGATATGTAAAATCAGTTTAGATGCAGATATTCTTGCACACTTAAATACTATGAATCCTACCATACTTGAAAATTGGAACTTAGCTTTTGTTCCACCACCAGCATCTGGTATTGAAGATCATTATAGATATATAAATTCTTTAGCAACACGGTGCCCAGATCAGAATCCACCACCTGAAAAGGAAGACCCTTATGCTAAATATAACTTTTGGGCTGTGGATATGACAGATAAAATGTCTAATGATTTAACTCAAACATCTTTAGGCAGACGGTTTGTTTATCAAATTGGTTTAGCTGCAAGAACAAATTCTTTGACAGGTAAACGTAAACGTGTTGCAATAGGGTCTTCAAATACTTCTAAGTCTTCCAAACGCAAAAGAAAGTCTTAGTTATATATATGTGAACTTTGTTCTACTTGCCACTGTGAATCTTTGCAACTGTGAAAATATTTTCAATGCTGTAACTTGCACATACCTTTTCATTATTAATAAAGGTCTGATGAATACTTGTGTTTTCCAATCTTCTCATCTGACTCACAGGGTCTTTGGCCAATTGCCATGCAGGTGGTACCCCACCCTTCATAGGTATATCCTGGACTCACAGCCAACCTCTCTTGTAAACACAAAGTGTTTTGGAGACATAATCCTCTTGCAACCGATAGCGGTTGGATTTGGCATTTTGGCGCCAAAATAATCAGATAAGGTAAGTCATGCAAAGGCAAGCACACCGTTTTGGCTGTACAACAGATACCGGAGGCGGTACTGGCATAGTGCCGGTACCGAAAGCGGTAATTGCAAAGGGATTGG